AATGAGCATGCTCGAAGATTTCTGGTTGCCAAGACGTGAAGGCGGCAGAGGCACAGAAATTACCACATTGCCAGGAGGTGAAAATCTTGGGCAGATTGATGATATTGTATATTTTCAAAAGAAATTATATAGATCATTAAATGTACCTATCAATAGATTAGAACAAGAAGCACAGTTTTCATTAGGCAGAGCTTCAGAAATTACAAGAGATGAATTAAAATTTCAAAAGTTTATTGATAGATTAAGAAAAAGATTTAGTATGCTCTATATGGACATACTTAAAACACAACTAGTCTTAAAAGGTATTGTTACTGAAGAAGAATTTAATGAAATGGAAACTTTCTTAAGAATTGACTTTATGAAAGATACACATTTTGCTGAATTAAAAGAATCAGAACTTTTACGTGAAAGATTAGGCACACTCAGAGAAATAGACGAATACACAGGCAAATATTTCTCCATAGATTGGATAAGAAGGCATGTACTTTTTCAATCCGAAAAAGAAATGGAAGAAATTAATAAACAAATTGAAGCAGAAGCTGAAATGACGCCTGATGATGAAGAAGAAGTATAAAAAAAATTTCTTAAGATTCGCTTTTTTATAAATAAATTCAAGGAGAAAAATTATGAGTATAGATGATTTGATAATTGATTTGGCTGGAAATAAAATGGCAGATGCCAATAATAAATTTCGAGAGCTGATGAGTGCTAGAGTAAATGATGCACTTGATGCTAAGAAAATAGAACTAGCAAAATCCTTAGGTATTCCTGATGAAGAGGAACCAGAAATAACTGATGTTGAGGATGAAGAAATTGAAGCTGCTGATCAAGGAGATGAAGAATATGAAGATAATCTCGATGATGGAGCAGATGAATTTGAAACAGAAACAGAGGCTGAGGTAGAAGAAGAAGATGAAGACGTTCAAGGAGATGAGAACACACCTCAGTGAGGGATCTTATAAAGTTAAGTCCGATGAAAAGCTTGTTAAAAAGTTTAAAGTCGGAGGCAAAAAGAAATATGAAGCGGTTATAACAAAAAAAGGCAAGTTCTTTTGTGTTTATATAGATGGCGATAAGCTAGACGAATTTAAAACATCAAAAGAAGCCGAAAAGGCCGCAAAAGAATTTACAGATTTAATGGGTGGATAAATGAAACTTATTACAGAACATAATGATCAACAGCTTGATTATATAACAGAAGAAGATAAAAAAACTGGTAAGAAAAATCTTATCATTGAAGGTATCTTTATGCAAGCTGATCAAAAAAATCGTAACGGTAGAATTTACACCAAAGAAGTACTTGAATCGGCAGTGAACAAGTACAAGAATGATCAAGTTTCCAAGGGTCGTGCGGTAGGTGAGTTAAACCACCCTGAAGGACCGACGATAAACCTTGATAAAGTTTCCCACAAAATTACCGAACTAAATTTCGAAGGTAAGAATGTGATAGGAAAGGCCACTGTATTGAATACCCCTATGGGTCAGATCGCACAAGGTCTGATTGAAGGAGGAGTTCGGTTAGGTGTGTCAAGTCGTGGTATGGGTAGTCTTGAAACTAAAAATGGTATTAATTACGTAAAGCCAGACTTTATGTTAAATGCCGTTGATATCGTTCAAGATCCATCAGCACCAGATGCTTACGTTAATGGCATCATGGAAGGTGTTGAATGGATATTAGAGAACGGTACATTTAAGCGTCAAGAAATTGAAAAACTCGAGACTGAAATTAAGTTAGCACCTTCACCTGCTAAGCAGATGAAAGCTTTCAAAGATTTCCTCTCTAATCTTTAAACTCGGAGGAGTAATAAATGTCTAATGAAGTCCAAAATGAGGACGTAGTTGAAGACCAACTCCAAGATGAAATTGTTGATGAACAAGAGGAATCTTTGGAGGAAGCCAAACACAAGAAGAAGACCGACGAAATGGCTGCTTCTGGTGAAGTGGATGGTGAAAAAGCTGCTGCTGATGATGCAAAGGCCGCTAAGGCAAGTGCACCTGCAAAAGCTGCTGAACCAAAAGCTGGTCAGGGGAAACCTATGACTAAAATGGCAATGGTTAATGCTATGTTCACTAAAATGAATGGTATGAAGAAAGACGAAATGTCTAAAATGTACAGTTCATATCATCCAGAAGGTGTAGAGGTTGAAGGAGAAGCTATGGTTGAAAATAGCTTTGACCAAGATCTAGATGCTCTCGTACAAACTGAAGCAACTCTATCAGATGGTTTCCGTGCAAAAGCGGAAGTTATTTTTGAAGCTGCAGTCAACGCAAAAGTGACAGATCATGTCAATAAGCTTGATGAGCAATTCAAAGAAGAGTTGGCTGAAGAAACCAAACGTATCCATGACGAAGTCGTAGACAAAGTTGATGGTTACCTAAACTACGTCGTAGAAAAGTGGATGGAAGATAATAAAATTGCGATCGAAGGCGGACTACGCACAGAGATCTCAGAATCTTTCATTAAAGCACTACACGGTGTTTTCAATGAGCACTATATTGATGTTCCAGAAGAAAAAGTCGATCTTGTTGACGAACTCGCCAAGAAGAACGATGATCTAGAAGATCAATTGTCAAATGCCATGGAAGACAATATCAAACTTAAAGAGTCTAATGCAGACCTCTCTAAGGATGCTATTATCCGTGAAACTGCTTCCGATCTTTCTGAGGCACAAACCGAAAAGCTAAAGAAGCTTGCTGAAAGTACTGCTTATGATTCAGCTGATGACTATCGTCAGAAGATTGAAACTCTTAAGGAGTCATACTTCAAAAAAGCAACTGAAGCAAAACCAACTGAAACAGTGGAATTAGACGAATCTGCTGAAACACCTGATGTTTCTGACAGAATGTCTCGCTACCTTTCAGCACTTAAACAGTAATAGGGAGAACTTAAATGTTTACTAGTGATAAACTTTTGGAGAAGTGGCAGCCTATTCTCGATAGTGAAGATGCACCTAAGCTTGTTGACAGGCATAGGAAAGCAGTTACTGCAACTGTTCTAGAAAATACTGAAAAGGCTCTTGCAGAAGAGCGTAATCATCAGGGTTTTCAATTGAACGAAGTCGCGGCTAACAACGTATCTTCCTCAATCGATAATTGGGATCCAATTCTTATCGGTCTAGTTCGAAGAGCTATGCCAAATCTACTCGCATACGACATCTGTGGTGTGCAGCCAATGACTGGTCCAACAGGTCTTATCTTCGCAATGAAGTCAAAGTACTCAACTCAAGGTGGTACAGAGGCTCTATTCAACGAAGCTGATACAGACTTCTCAGGAACAGGCACACAAGGTGGTGGTTCATCATCCTTGGTTGGCGATATTAACCCAGCCGGTACTTCTGGTGAATCTTCTGCTGACACCTCAGGTGGTGCGGATAACGTGGAAGACGCATTCGGTCTTGGTTCTGGTTTAACAACGGATGCTGCTGAAGCACTTGGCGACGGTGGTGGAACTAACTTTGCTGAAATGGCTTTCTCAATCGACAAAACTACTGTCACTGCGAAGTCAAGAGCGCTAAAAGCTGAGTACACCATGGAACTCGCACAAGACTTGAAAGCAATTCACGGTCTTGATGCTGAGTCAGAATTGGCTAACATTCTATCTGCTGAAATCCTAGCGGAAATCAACAGAGAAGTTGTTAGAACAATTAACTCACGTGCTAAGCTTGGTTCAGGTCAAGCAGACATTACTACAGCAGGTACATTTGATGTAAATGCTGACTCAGATGGCCGTTGGTCAGTTGAGAAGTACAAAGGTCTTCTTGTTCAGTTAATGAGAGAAGCTAACGTAATTGCAAAAGAAACACGAAGAGGAAAAGGTAACTTCCTAATGTGTTCTTCTGACGTTGCGGCTGCTCTTGCTGCTTCAGGCACGCTAGACTATACACCTGCAATTCAGGGTAATGCAGGCCTTTCAGTGGACGATACAGGTAGCACATTTGCTGGAACAATTTCCGGTGGAATGAAAGTCTATATCGATCCATATGCCAACATTGACTATGTCAACGTAGGTTATAAAGGACCTAACCCATACGATGCAGGTCTTTTCTATTGCCCATACGTACCGCTAACTATGGTACGAGCAGTAGGGGAAAATTCATTCCAACCAAAAATCGGTTTTAAAACACGATATGGAATGATTGCAAACCCATATGCCGATCAAACAGGCAGCATTGGTGCAGTACGTACTAACCAGTACTACAGAATCACCAAGATTACAAATATCCTTTCATAAGATATAAGTAATAGTTTGAACTAGGGAGGCTTCGGCCTCCCTTTTTTTTGTCTTATAAATAGTTACATGATCACCGGTTTGTCTTATGGATTTCATGATGCGGCTAAAACGATAATTGACTTGGAAGGTAATATCATATATGCCGGTCATGCTGAACGATATAGTCGTTTAAAGAATGATAAATGTTTACACTCTGATATGCCAGAAAATCAGGGTGAGGTTGTATATTACGAAAAACCATTATTGAAAAATACAAGGAGGTTGTATTCTGGTCAAAAATTAAAATGGAATGAATGGAGATCTAAATCATTTCATCATCATTGGTCACATGCTGCAGGTTCTTATTATACAAAACCTTTTGAAGATGAACCAGTTTGTGTTGTGATAGATGCAATTGGTGAATGGGACACGTGTTCAATATGGTATAAAAAGAAAAAAGTTTGGTCACAAAAATACCCATATTCGTTAGGTTTATTCTACTCTGCAATAACACAAAGAATAGGACTAAAACCTCAAGAAGATGAATATATTACTATGGGTATGGCAGCATTTGGTGAACCTATATATGATTTAGAATATTTACTTGATACAAATTTGCACAAAGGTTGTGGTAACATACTACCAAATGCACGTAATGAAGATATTGCTTCTTCTGCACAATGGTTAATTGAAAAGAAAATAATTCAAATAATGCAGAAAGCAAGACAATATTCGAGAAGTTTATGTTATGGAGGAGGAGTTGCACTTAATTGTGTAGCAAATACCAAAATAACATATCTATTTGATAATATATGGATTATGCCAAATCCTGGTGATGCAGGAGCGAGCTTAGGAGCCGCAGCGGCATATTTTGATAAACCTTTAAAATGGAAGGATGTATATCTTGGAAATAATATCGATGTTAGTATCTCACCTAGTCAAGTGGCTGGACATATTTCTCGCCACAATATTGCAGGTGTGGCTCATGGTCCTGCTGAGTTTGGTCCTCGCGCCCTTGGCAATAGGAGTCTTCTTGCTGATCCCCGTCGCGATATTAAAGACACTGTTAACAAAATTAAGAACAGACAAAAGTTCCGGCCATTCGCACCGGCAATTCTAGAAGAATTCGCAGACGAGTATTTTGAAGGACCTATGAACGAGCACATGCAGTTTGTAAGTCAAGCAAAACACGATATGTCTTCCGTCACGCACGTAGACGGGTCCGCACGCGTGCAAGTGGTGAAAAAAACATGTAGGTCAATATTAAGGCCTATTTTAGAAGAGTGGTGGAGAATGACAAGATGTCCTATGTTATTAAACACCTCGTTGAATGTTAAAGGTGAACCTATGGTAAATACATGGAAAGACGCCGAAAATTGGAGTAAGAAATATGGGGTCAAAACTTATTAGTATTGGCTGTAGCTATACAGATCATAATTGTTTTCCTAATGTTAAGTATTGGGATGTTCATCTCGCAGAATATTTAAATTTAGAATTACACAACTATGCACGAGGCGGTGCCGGCGGTGATATGCATTTAAGTATGTTAACAAATGCTATAGCAGAGCATGGAGATTCTATTGACACAGTTGCAATAGGTTGGTCACAGTGGTTCAGATATAGTTTTCCATATCTTAATGGTCCAGAAAGATATAATCCTCCTACAGTTAATACTTATGAACACGAACACCAAAAAACAGTTTGGACTTGGCTTAAAAATAAAGCACCAGGTCATTTTTGGAATTCTATAATTGGAAGCGCATATTCACAAATGTATATAGCAACAAAACTGGTAGATTCAATTGGCGCAAAGCTTGTCTTTACTCAAATGTTGAATCCATTTAGTATGGGAAAATTAAGAGATGATTGTTTTGATGATGAAAAAAAATACTATCAGTATAATTATCTAAATATATTATATGACATTACAGAAGGA